GGTCTCGGCGTATGGTCCGCCTCCCGTCCTGGTCGAGAGGAGGTCCGCCATTGCCGGCGCCGAGAGGTCCAAAACCGCGCCCGAAACCCGCTCTCCGGAGCGTCTCCGGCGGCCTGTCTGGCGAGGAGACGCGCCTCGAGCCGCTCGACAAGCTCCCGTCTCCGCCGGAATGGCTCCTCCCGGAGGCAAAGGCGGAATGGCGCCGGCTCGGCGTCCGGCTTCACTCCGTCGGGCTCCTGTCGGCCATCGACCGCGGCGCGTTCGCGGCCGTCTGTCAGGCCTGGGGCGTATGGGCGGTCGCGGAGAAGGCGCTCGCGGCCGCGCGGGCCGACGAAATCGAGGCGGCCAAGGCGGAGGGGCGCAAGGCCTCGGACGTCGCCGGCCTGGTCGCGAAAACGGCCGCCGGGAATCTGGTACATCACCCGCTCGTCAGCATCGCCGCGAAGGCGCGAGGCGAGTACGTCAAAACGTGCGTCGAGTTCGGCTTGACGCCTTCCTCGAGGGCTCGACTTGACTCGGACGCGGCGCAAAACCGGAGCGGAGGCGACGGCGCGGGCCGATTCTTCCGCCGCGCGACCGGCTGACGCTGTCACCTGGTACGCCGAGGAGGTCGTCTCCGGCCGGATTGTCGCCGGGCCGTACGTCCGCGGAGCCTGTAAGCGCCACCTTCGCGACCTCGAGCTCGGACACAAGCGCGGGCTATGGTTCGACCCGGACGCGGCCGAGGACTTTTTCGCGTTCTGTCGCGAGGTCCTGACGGTCCTCCGGGACGGCCAGGTCGTCCCGTTCGAGCTCGAGCCCTCGCAAAAGTTCAAGACAGGAAGCGTTTTCGGCTGGAAACGCCGGACCGGCCGCATGGTCGACGACGGCGCCGGCGGCGAGGTCGAGGTCTCCGTCCGGAGGTTCCGGACCGCGTACATCGAGGAGGCGAAGGGGAACGGCAAGTCGCCGGAGGGCGCGGCCGTCGGCCTGTATTGCATGGTCGCCGACGGCGAGGCTCGAGCCGAGGTCTATGCGGCCGCGTCGTCGAAAAAACAGGCGATGATTTCGTTTAAGGACGCCGTCGACATGCGCGCGGCCTCGCCGGACCTCTCGTCGGAGGTCGTCGCGTCTGGCGTCAACCCGGTTTATCGCCTGACGCATCCGCGGAGCGGGTCCAAGTTCGAGCCGATTTCGTCGGAGGACGGCCAGTCCGGACCGCGTCCGGTTTGCGGAATCATCGACGAGGTACACGAGCACAAGGACTCGACCGTTATCGACATGATCGAGGCGGGCTTTAAGTTCCGCCATCAGCCTATTTTGTGGCTAATCACTAACTCCGGACATGATCTCAAGTCCGTCTGTTACGAGTACCACGAGCGCGGCGTGAAAGTGTGTACCGGCGGAGAGCTCGACGACACTTACTTTGCCTTTATTTGCGCGCTCGACGACGGCGACGACCCGCTCGAGGACGAGTCGTGCTGGCCGAAAGCAAATCCGACCCTCGGCCAGACAATCGGCGTCGACTATCTCCGCAAGCGCGTCGACGAGGCCAGAAAGCAGCCGAGCAAGCAAAACATCGTCCTCCGCCTCAACTTTTGCGTCTGGACGGAGGCGGATTCGGCCTGGATGGCGCGCGAGACCTGGTCGAAAGCGGAGACTGACGAAGTCGAAATCGAGGATTTCGCGGGCGCCGAGGCGTACATCGCGACCGACCTTTCGTTCGCTCGAGACCTTACGGCGGTCGCCTCGGCCTTCCCGGAAGGCGACGACTTGTACGTTTTCGTCGACTTTTTCACGCCTCGAGACACGATTCGGGACCGCTCGGCCGTCGACCGCGTCAACTATGCGAAATGGGCCGGCCTCGAGGACGACCCGGAGACCGGCGAGCCCTTCCGGCGCTGGATTGTCCCGACGCCAGGCAAGGTCGTCTCGACGGCGGCCGTCGCGCGCCGGCTGCAATGGCTCGACGAGACGTTCGACGTCCGCGGGTACGCTTATGACCGATACAGGCACAAAGACCTCGAGGACGACCTCGAGGACCTCGGCCTCGCCGCCCTGGTCGAGAAGATGCTCGAGCACCCGCAGGGCTTCCGGCGCGGCGGCGTGATGCGAGACCGCCGGACGGGCAAGCCGCTCGAGGACGAGGACGGCCAACCGGCGCTTAATCCGCTGTGGATGCCGACGAGCATCGAGACGCTCGAGAACGGAATCCTCGAGGGCTGGATTCACTTCCGGGTTAACCCGGTCCTCCGCTGGAATGTGGCGAGCGCCGTCGTCCGCGAGGACCCGGCCGGGACAGGCGGAACGATTTTCACTAAACTGAAATCGACGGGCCGGATTGACGGCCTGGTCGCGGCGGCGATGGCGGTCGGACTTGCCAAAGCTCGCAAGGTGAAGCGTAAGAGCCTAGACGGATTCCTCTCTCGTCCTGTGGTGGTGAAATGAGCCTTTGGGATTTTGCAAGGCGGCGGTTCACCCTCCGCGACGGCGCCGCCTTCTCGGCCTTCTATGGCGGGAGCTCATGGGCGGGGAAGCCGACGACGCAGGAGTCGGTTCTCCAACTCTCCGCCGCCTGGTCCGCCCTCCGCTGCAAAGCGCAAACCGTCTCGACCCTCCCGCTCGGCATGTATGAGAAGGGCGCGCGCGGCTCGAGGTCGTCGGCCTCCGGCCATTGGCTGCACGACATTCTCGCCGTCTCGCCGAACGCCGACCAGACGCCGGCGGAGTTTTGGGACGGCGCGCACGGATGCGTCGCGCTCCGCGGCAACTTCTTCGCCAGGAAGGCCGGTCTCCGCGGCCCGGCGAACGCTCGCCAGTTCGCCTCCCTCGAGACGATGCACCCGGATTCCGTCACCATCCGCCGGGAAGGCGGCGAGGTCGTTTTCGTCTGGCGCGACCCGGACGGGAAGGTCGTCACCCTCCCGGAGGAGGAGGTATTTCACCTTAAGGGGTTCGGCCTTGGCGACGCGCTCGGCCTGTCGACCCTCCGCAACGGGCGCCAGACGTTCGCGAGCTCGCTCTCGGCCGACGAGCAAGCGGCGAGCATTTTCAAGAGCGGGCTACAGGCGTCCGGCTTCCTAAAGGTCGACCAGGAGCTCAAAGAGCCGCAGCGCGGCAAGCTGCAAAAGATCATGGACGAGTTTGCGGGCTCGAGCCGCGCCGGCCGGCTTATGATCCTCGAGGCCGGGATGCAGTACCAGGCTCTCACGCTCAACCCGGAGGAGGCGCAACTCCTGGCGACGCGGCGTTTCCATATCGAGGAAATCTGTCGCTGGTTCGGCGTCCCGCCAATCCTCGTCGGCCATGCGGCCGAGGGTCAAACCATGTGGGGAAGCGGCGTCGAGCAAATCATTCTCGCCTGGCTCATCCTCGATCTCCGGCCGTACCTGGTCCGGACGGAGCAAGCCATCCGCAAGCGCCTCCTCGGCCCGTCGGAGCGCGCCAATCTGTACCCGCTTCACGCCGTCGAGGGCCTCCTCCGCGCCGACTCGGCCGGCCGCGCCGCCCTGTACTCGAGCCTCATTCAAAACGCCGTCATGCAGCCGGCCGAGGCGCGCGAGAAAGAGGACCTCCCGTACATCGAGGGCTCCGACGAGCTCCTCGTTCAAAGCTCGATTGTCCGTCTCCGCGACCTCGGGCAAACTCCGTCGGACGCCAACAAGGCGCGAGAGGCTCTCCGGTCATGGCTGGCCGAGGGAATGCAGAAGGACCGGGCCGCATGAGCGCGCGACTGAAAATCCGCGATTTCGGCCTCTCGGACGTCGAGGTCAAAGCGAACGACAACGGCGAAGGCTACTCGATGACGGGCTATGGCTCCGTTTTCGACGTCGAGGATTCGTACAAAGAGGTCGTCGTCGCCGGCGCGTTCAAGGAGTCGATTGCCGAGATTAAGCAGAAGGGGCGCAAGCTCCCGATGCTGTGGCAACACCGCTCGAGCGAACCTATCGGCGTTTGGGACGTCATGCGCGAGGACAAGCGCGGCCTGTACCTCGAGGGGACCATCCTTAAGGGGGTCCAAGTCGCCGAGGAGGCCTATATCCGCGCGAAGGCCGGCGCCGTCTCCGGCCTGTCGATTGGCTACTACGTCCGCGACTCGTCGATTGACGAAAAGACGCGCGTCGTCACCCTGAAAAAGCTCGACCTGGTCGAAACCTCCCTCGTCACCTTCCCGGCGAACGACGACGCGCGCGTCGACGCCGTCAAGTTTATGCTGGCGGAGGGGACGCTTCCCGACGTAAGGGAGTTCGAGAGGTTCCTCCGGTGCGAGGCCGGACTCTCGAAATCGCAAGCCCGGCTCATCGTGACGAAGGGTTATGCGGAGCTTTTCCGGCGCGAGGCCGGGAGCGATCAAGCCGAAAATCGAATCTCGGGCGGCCAGGACTTGAAAGCCGCGCTCGAGGCGGTCCGGAGCATCCTGCCTCGGACCTAGCTTCCGACCAGGAGTGCGCCATGCGCCGAACCTCTCTCCTCGCCTCCGCGGCCGCCCTGTCGGCGTTCGCGGCTCTCCCGTCCGCGGCCGACGCCGAGGACCTCATCCGTCGCCGTAAGGACGGCAAGCCGTCCGGCAAGGCGGCCGACGACCCGGACGACGACGCCGACGCCTCGCTCGAGCTCGCCAAGGCCATCAAGGGTCTCGGCGACGACCTGGCGAAGCGCGACGCCGAAATCGACAAGGTCCTCGCCAAGGCGAATGACGAGGTCGAAAAGACCGGCCAGATGGCCGCCGAGACGAAGGCCGAGCTCGCGAAGCTGGTCGAGAAGGCGACGGACATGCAATCCCGCCTCGCCGACCTCGAGCAAAAGGCGACGCGCCAGGCCAACGACCGCGGCGGCCAGGTCAAGTCGCTCGGCCAACGCTTCGCCGAATCCGACGAGGTCGCGACGGCCCTCGAGCGCGGCCAGGCCTGGAAGGGCCGCGCCTCCATGGGCCTCAAGGCCATCACGTCGGCGACGAACGACGCCAACGGGTCGGCCGGCGACCTCCTCGTCCCGCATCGTCTGGCCGGCATCGTCGCGCCGGAGGACCGGACGATGACGATTCGCAACCTCATCATGCCGGGCCGGACGTCGGGCTCGAGCATCGAGTACGTCAAGGAAACCGGATTCACCAACGCGGCCGCCATGGTCGCCGAGGGCGCCGCCAAGCCGGAGTCGAGCCTCAAGTTCGACCTCGAGACGGCGCAGGTCCGGACCCTGGCGCATTGGGTCCTCGCGTCGAAGCAAATCCTCGACGACGTCCCGCAACTCGAGTCGTACATCGACGGCCGTCTCCGTTTCGGCCTGGCCATCGTCGAGGAGAATCAACTCCTACTCGGCGACGGCATGGGTCAAAACATCCTCGGCATCATGCCGCAGGCGACGGACTTCGACGACGCGCGTCGCCAGGCCGGCGACACGAAAATCGACACCCTCCGTCGGGCCATGACTCAGGTCCGGATTTCCGAGCTTCGGGCGACGGGCATCGTCATGCACCCGTCCGATTGGGAGGACATCGAGCTCACGAAAACGGACGACAACGCGTACGTTTTCGCCAACCCGCAAAACTCGGCGCAGCCGCGTTTGTGGGGCCTTCCGGTCGTCGATACGACGGCCATGCCGGAGGGCGAGTTCCTGGTCGGGGCCTTCCGGATGGGCGCGCAAGTGTTCGACCGGGAGCAAGCCAACGTCGAGATTTCGACGGAGGACTCGGACAACTTCCGCAAGAACCTCGTCACCATCCGCGCCGAGGAGCGTCTCGCGCTCGTCGTCTCGCGGCCGGAGGCGTTCGTCGCTGGACCGTTCGAGGAAGCGTAAACCTCGCGCGCGCCCCGTTCGCGCGTTAGGTTGGGGGCCGCCGGTACATCGCCGGCGGCCCTTTCCTTTGCGAGGAGCATATGAGGCAAGCCACTGCTCTAAAGACTTTCCGCCATGACGGAGAGCTCTACCGCCGCGGCCAACGCGTGACGTCGTCGGCCGTCAAGATTTCGTCCCTGGTCCGCAACGGCCTCGCCGAGGCGGTCGAGGAGGAGGACCAGGACCCGGACCTCGACCAGGCCGTCACCCTCGATGAAATCACCGCCGAGGACATTGCCGGCGCGGTCCTCGACGTTGGCGCCGAGAACGACCGCGACGTCCGAATCACCTTCCCGACGCCGGAAGCCGCGACGGCCTTCCGTCGCGAGTTCGGCCAGGCCATCGAGTCGGCCGGCAAGGCGCTCGAGGCGGCCGACAACCGTCCGGCCGAGGAGCGCCAGACGAAACCCGCCGAGAAGCGCGAGACGAAGCCGCGCCAGGAGCCGCGTCGCCAGGCCAACCGCGGCAAGGCGGCCAACGGTCCCGAAAAGGGGGTCGTCATGCGCGACCGCCGCGAACGGACTCCGCGCCGCCTGGCCGGCGAGTCGACTCCCGCCGCCGACACTCCGGTCGACGAGGCGCCGGAGCAATCCGAGGAGGAGAAGGCCGAGGCGGCTCGCCGTGCGGCTCTCTCCGACGAGGAGCGGGACGCCGAGGACCAGAAAGCCGAGGACGACCGCCGGGCCGCCCTGACGGACGAGGAGCGCGAGGAGGAGGACCGGGAGACCGCTCGCCGCGACGCCCTGACGCCGGAGGAACGCGCGGCCGAGGACGGCGCCGCCGCGCCGGCCGAGACGGGTCGGCCTCGTCGAGGTCAACGCGCCGAGACCTGACCTCGCGCGCTCGATGGGACGGACGAGGGCTCGCCGGCGACGGCGGGCCTTTCGTTTTTGAGCGCCGCGCGTCATGTTCCGCCGAGACCAGGAGCGCCGCCGCATGAATCTCCGCCGCATCACCGTCGACGACGCGCTCCCGATTCCGATTGCGGCCGTCAGGAAGGCGCTCCGCATCGACCATGCGTTCGACGAGGACGTCCTCGAGCGGAAGGTCCGCGCGGCCGTCGAGCTCGTCGAGGAGCGGACGACTCGAGTCCTCCGGCCGACGACCTTCCTCGCGACCCTGTCGACCTGGCCGACATGCGACGTCTGTCTCCCGCGCGCGCCGGTCGTCGCCATCGAGGAGGTCGCTTACGTCGGCGAGGACGGCGTCTCGAGCATCGTCGCGCCGGCCGAGTACGGATGGCGGCCGACGGAGGACGGCGCCGAGCTCTGGTTCGCCTCCGGCTGGTCCTGGCCGTCGTTCTCGCGGGAGGTCCGGGACCCGGTCCGCATCAAGTTTGAAGCCGGTTACGGCGGCGACGCTGGCGACGACCCGGAGCGCAAGCTCCCGTCGCGCGTCGAGGAGCTCGTTCTCCTCCTGGCCGGTCACTGGTACAAGAATCGGGAGGCCGTCACGGTTGGCGCGATGGCCGAGGTTCCGATAGGCGCGTCGCTCCTGTTCAAAGAGCTCCGCCATTTCCGCTAGCAAGGGAGAGGACGCATGTCGTCACGCTGGTTCAAGTTCGACAAAGATTTCCGCTGGTCGCCGAAAAAGTCCGGGTCGAGTCAACTCGTCTGGAAAGCCGGCGACGTCGGCCCGCTGACGGCCGACCAGGTCGCCGCGGTCGAGGCCGCCAAGGTCGCGACGGAAATCGAGGCGCCGGGCTCGAAAGAGGCCGAGGAGGCGCTCCGTAGCGGCGCGGTCGCGGCCAAGCCGATCAAGGCGCCCGCGGCTCCGGCCGCCGGCGCCGCCGCTCCCAAGCCGGACGCCAAGCCGTAGCATGGCCGCCGGTTCGCTCGACCATCGAGTCCGGTTTCAACGCCGGACCTCGAACGCCGGCGACGCCGGCGGGGACGCTTTCGGCCGCCCTTCTGGCGGTTGGGAGGACCTGGTCGAGCGATGGGCGCGAGTCGAGGCAAAGACGGGCGCCGAGACCTTTCAAGGTCGCGTCGCCGGTTCGCAGACGTTCGAGATTCTCATTCGTCGCGACCCGGAGACACTCACCATCACGAACGCCGACCGCGCGTTCGACGTCGGTCCTGGCCGATATTTCAACATCAAAACCATCGCCGATTTCCCGCCGGACCCGGACGCCTTCCTCCTCCTGACGGTCTCCGCCGGCGGAGCCAATGGCTAGGCGGACGACCCGCAAGGGCTTCATCCTCAAACTCGGCCGCCTGAAACCGGCCGTCCGCCGCCATATCGAGAAGGCGATTGAGCTCAACGCGCGCGACGTCCGCGACTTGGCCGCCTCGTTCGCCGCGCGCTCGAGCGATACAGGCGACCTCGTCCGGAGCATTCGAGCCGTCTCCTATACGTCCGGCCGCGCGACCCGCTGGCGCGTCATCGCCGGCGACGAGAAGGCGTTTTATGCGCGATGGGTCGAGTTCGGCACGGCCGCGCGCGAAGGCCATCCCGGAACCGCTCCGCAACCCTTCTTTTTCGTGGCATACCGTGCGCTCCGGAAGCGGCTCCGCGGCCGCCTGACGCGGGCCTTTACGAAGGCGAAAAAGGAGATTTTCGGTTGAGTGACGCGCCCGATACGGACCCGGCGACCGCCCTCCTCGCGGCCATCATCGCGGCGGCCAGGACCTCGGAAGCCGTCGAGGCGGCGTTCGCCGACCGGCCGATTCAGGTTTGGGAGAGCGCGCCGACGGAGGTCTCCGGCCGCGAGGGCGCGGTCGATCATCCGTACGTCACGGTCCCGAATATCCAAGTCATCGGCGACGAGCCGGCCGTAGTCGGCCAGGACGAGGACGAGGACGAGGTCCTAGACGACCCGTCCGAGGCGTTCGTCGACTTCCACTTTTTCAGCCGCGAAAGGGCAGACGGGAAAGGCGGTCGGCCGGAGGTTACACGCCTCGTCGGCGCGTTCCGGAGGGCTCTCGTCCGGGAGATTCCGATTCCCGGCGGCTATCGGTTCCGCGTTGTGCTAGCCAACGTGCGAGACGCGCGGCATTTTACGGACGCCGACGGCCTCACGGCCCGCTCAATCCTGACGGTCCGGTACCTGGTCGAGCCAACTTCGGAGGACTGAAAATGGCGATGCTTAAGGGGGCCAAGGGCTCTCAACTCGTAATCCGCTTCCTGACGGCGCCTGGTCCGCCCAAGGTCTTTTCCGCGGCCTGTTCGATCAACGCCGAGCGCGAGTTCGCCCTCGAGGCGAGCGTGACGGAGTCGGTCGGAATCGACTGTGAGGACCCGGAAGCTCCCGGCTGGCAGGAGGTCACGGTCGACTCCCTGGCCGGTACCGTGACCGGCTCCGGCCGTCACCAACCGTCGGACTATGAGGACCTCTGGGCCTGGTTCACGTCCGGCGAGGCGCGCGAGTGTCAGGTCGCGATGAACGTCTCGGCCGCCAACGGCGGCGACATTACCGAGGGCGATTTCGTCATCACGAACCTGTCGCGCTCCGGTACCCGCGGCGGCTTTGTCGAGTTCTCGATTACGCTCCGCTCGAGCGGCGAGCTCGTCCGCGTCGACGCGCCGGCGTGACGGCGACTGTCCTCCGACGGCCCTTTGCGGACGGGGAGTACCCGTTCCGCATTGGCGCCGGCGAGGCGAGAGAGCTCCAGCGGATTTGCGATTGCGGTCCGCTGGAGCTTTATCGTCGCCTCCTGGGCGGGACCTGGCGTTATGAGGACGTCACGGAAACAATCCGCCTCGGCCTCCTCGGCGCCGCGCGCGCTGGTCACAAGGCCGTCGTCCGCGAGGAGGAGGTCCTCGTCACCCCGCAAATCGCCGTCCGCCTGGTCCGGGAGTACGTCGAGACGTACGGCGCGCCGGCCGTGGACCTGGTCGAGCCGGAGAACGCCACCCACGCCGAGGGCGATAAGCAGACATGGGCGTACTCGGCGCTAGTCGCGAGCCTGATAATCGGCCTCGGCCTCATGGGGTCGAAAGACGAACCGCTCGGAAAAAAAGCGGAGGGAGCGGGGACGGAGGAGACGCCCCTCTCCCGAACGGAAAGCTCCGATGGGCGCCCATCCTCGCCACCTTCGCCGACCGAGGCATAACGCCCGACCAGGTCGACCGGATGGACCTTTGGGAGTGCTTCGCCATCCTCGAGGAATGGACTCCGGACGACCCGGAACGCAAAGTCGAGCCGCCGAGCGACGAGGAGCATAGGGCGAACCTCGCGGCCCTCGGATGGGACTAGGGACAGGCCATGGCCGACGACATTGAACGCCTCGTCCTCGAAATGTCGGCGGACCTTAAGCGGTTCGACAAGGGCCTCGAGCGGGCTCAAAAGCTGGCCGACCGTCGCCTCCGCGGCATCGAGCAACGGTTCTCGAAAGCCGAAAAGATGGCGTCCGCCTCGATGGGGCGCCTCGGCTCGAACGTAAACCAGATCATCGCCGGCATCGCCGTCGGCGCCGCCATCCGGGAGGTCGGCCAGTACGCCGACGCCTGGACCCGCGCCGGGAACCAACTCGCGGCCGCCGGCGTCCCGGCCGGGGACCTTCTCCGGGTTCAACGCGAGCTCGTTCAACTGGCGAACGATAGCCGCGCCGCGCTCGAGCCGACTATCGCCCTCTATTCCCGGATGACGCGGACCCTCGGGCCGCTCGGCGCGTCGCAAGAGCAAATCGCCAGGGCGACCGAAATCGTCAACCGCTCGTTCGTCGCCGGCGGCGCGGCCGCGTCCGAACAAGCGGCCGGCATCCTCCAACTGACGCAAGCTCTCGGCTCCGGCATCCTGCAAGGCGACGAGCTCCGGTCCCTCCGCGAGAATGCGCCGCTCCTCGCGCAAGCCATCGCCGACGAGTTCGGTACGACGATTGGCGGCCTGAAAGAGCTCGGCGCCGAGGGCAAGCTCACGGTCGACCGCGTATTCGCCGCCATCCTCCGCGGCGGCGCGGCCATCGACGCGCAGTTCGCGCGGACGACGCCGACCATCGCAGACTCGTTTACCCGCCTCCGGAACGAGGCGATTCTCTTTATCGGCAACCTCGACGAGGCGACCGGCGCGTCCGAGAAGCTCGGCCAGTTTATCGTTTACGTCGCCGAGAACCTCGACACCCTGGCCGCGGCCGCGGTCGTATGCGCGGCCGTGATTGGCGGCGTCCTGGCCGGTCAGGCGGTCGTCCTCCTGATCGCCAACTTGCAAAAGGGTCTCGTCACCCTCGGAATCACCCGCGCGGCCATCGAGGCCGTCGGTCTCCGCGCCGCGCTCGCCGCCGGCGGCGTCAATGCGTTGAAGGCGGCCCTTGCCTTCTTTGGCGGTCCCATCGGAATCGCGGTTACGGCGGTCGCGATTGCCTTCGGTCTCATGGCCGCCAACGCGGCGCGCAACGCGGCCGCGACCGGCGAAATGCGGAACCGCGTCTCGGCGGCCGCGGCGGCCCTGGACGAGCAAGCGGCGGCGGCGGCCCGCGCCCGTCAGGAGACCGGCGACCTCACGCCGGATGAGCTCGAGGCCGCCACGGCCGCCGCGTCCCTGTCAGGACAGACGCATTTGCTTGCTGACGCGCATTACCGCGCGGCCGCGGCGGCGAAGGCGCATCGCATCGAGGAGGCGCGCCTCGCCGAGGAAGTCGCCCGAAACGACTTCATCCGCGCGCAACGTGACGTCAACCGCGAGCGGACACAGGAGCGCCGCCGCGCGGTCGGCCCTCGCTCGAGCGGCGATGGCCGCCAACCTCTCCCGGCCGGTCTCGAGGAAGCGGCCAACTCCGTTGCGGAGAGCCGGATTTCGCGGGAGTCGCAAGAGGCTCTGACGGACGCGGCGCGCGTGTACCGCGCCGCCTTCCGCCGGCGGGTCGCAATCGAACGCTCGAGCCTCGAGGACAACCTTCCTCCGACCATCCGTCCGCCGGCGTCGGATAGTGGCGGCGGCGGCGGCGGCGGCCGCTCCGGTCCGACAATCGACCAGATCGAGCGCGCGGCCGTCCTCGAGGCGCTCCGCCTCGGCCATAACGAGGACCTCGTACAGGCGCTCGAGGACCAGGTTTACCTAGAGCGCCAGATTAAGGAGTACGCCGACGCCGGCGCGTCCGCCGCGGACGCCGAGGCCAACGCGAATCGTGACCTCCTCCGGATTCAGACGGAACGCCTGGCCGCGCAAGAGGAGGAGCGCGCCATCCTCGAGGAGCGGGTCGCCATCATGGCGGCGAGCGCGGCCGAGGATTACGACACGGTCCGGATACTCGAGGACCAGGCCGAGCTTAGGGCGCTCGTCCGCGACTATCAGGCGACCTCGCTCGACCTGGCCGAGGCCACGGCGCGCGCGGAGTCTCGTCAGGCGGAGCTTCAAGCCGGCCGCGAGGAAGGGTATCGCCGCGCCATCGCCGACCGCCGGCGCTCCCTCGCCATCGAGGTTGCAGCCGCCGACCTCGAGTTCGACCAGGTCCGCGCGCTCGAGCGACAAGAGGCGCTCGAGGAGGGGATTCGGTTCTATCAGGAGAACGGCCGAAACCTGGTCGTCGCGACGGCCGAGGCGACGGCCGACCTTCTCCGTCTCGAACAAGCCCGCTATCGCGAGCGTCAACGGTTCCTCGCCGATGAGGAGGAGGACCATCGCCGGCGTCTGGCCGAGCTCGACGGCGAGGAGAGGACGGCCGCGCGTATCGCTCGAGCGCAGGAGGTCCGCAACCGCGCCCGGCGGTATGCCGACTCCGGCGGCATGTCCGGACCGGACGCGCAAGCGCGCGCGGCCCGCGAGGTCTATGAGGAGACGTACGCCTCGGCCCGCGCCGCCTTCCGCGAGGGCTTTACGTCGGCCCTGGTCGAGGGAATCGAGTCCGGCGACGTCCTCGCGGCCGCCGGCGACCTGGCGCTCGAGCTCGCCGGCAAACTGACGGACCAGGTCCTCGGCCGTGCGGCGGACGTCCTGTTCGACACCCTGGCCGAGCTTTTCCCGTCCCTGTTCGACCTCGGCCAAGAGCTCCTGACCGATACGACGGCGGCGGCGACCATGGGGACGGCCATTACGACCGCCGGCGCCACGGCCGGCGCGACCATTGGCGCTAGCCTGACGGCGGCCGCTCCGGCGGCGGGTACGGCCGCGGCCGTTCCGATCATCACCGGAATCACGACGGGAGCCGCGACGGCGGGGCAGATCATGGCGGCGGCCATCGTCGCCGGCGGCGGCCAGGCGGCCGCGACCATGGCGGCGGCTATAGCCTCGGCTGGCGCGGTCGACGGCGCCGGCAAGGCGATTTCGTCGTTTGCGGCGGCCTTCGCCGGCGGCCGCGCCGGCGGCGGCGGCGTCATGCGGGGCCGTCAGTACCTCACGCAAGAGCGCGGGCCGGAGCCGTTCGTCCCGACGTCGAACGGCGTCGTTTTCTCGACCCAAGCGATGCGCGGACTCGCGAACCTCGGCAAGCTGGCCGCAGCGAACCAGGGCCTCGGCGGCGACCTGAATATCACCGTCGAGAACAAACTCGGCGTGAAGGCCAAGGCCGAGGTTGAACGGACGCCCGACGGCGCGCATGTTACGCTGCAACCGGCGTTCGAGAAGGCGCTCGAGGGCTCCGGCCGCTCCGGCGCGCTCGGCCGAGCCGCAAAGAAAGACCCGCGCCCGCGCAAGAGAGGCTAGGCCATGAATCGGATTCGGAACGCGAGCTTTCTCGACGGAGTCGACTCGTTTACGGCGTACTTCGGTGCGGCCGCTGTCGACGATGCAGATTTCGGCGCGCCCGGCCGGGAGGCTTTCGTTCTTACGAAAACGGGAGGCGCCGGGTCCGGCGCATTCACGACGTCCGCGCCGGACCCGGAGCTCGTCGTCGCCGTCGACGACGTAATCGAGGTCGGCTTTCGATACGGAGTCAGCCGGCCGGCCTTGGCGCCGGAGACCTTCCTTCAAATCCTCAACATGGCCGAGTCGGCCGTGCTGGCCACGATCACCATTCCAAAGACCGCGCCGCAGAAAACCTTTCCACCTCGTCGAGGTATCGCGTCGACGTACGGCCGAGCGTATGCGCGAATCAAGGCGACTCACGCTGGCCGCGTCAGGGTCGGGCTACAGGCGGCGGCCATGTCGAACGGCGACCGCCTGGCGATGATGCGGCCGTTTCTCGACCTAAATCCGTCGTCGGAGCGGCGGTCAGTCTGGCAACCGGGATCGCACACGAACCCGGACCTCGACCTCGTCGCCTTCCCGACTGACCTTCCTCCGCCGCTCGCCGAAGGGTTCGCCATCGAGCCGGTCCCGCTCCGCAAGGGCTTCTCCTCCGACGACGGCTCGAAAATCACCGTCCGAGTCGCCGGCGTGTCGCGCTGGACGGCCTCCGTTTCGTGGCTCCTCAATGCTCTCGACCGCGACCGTCTCGAGACGTTCTGGCGCGCCAATCACGAGGAGTTCTGGTACGTCCGTCCGGATACCGGGGACCTTTGCGTCGCCTCATGGGCGGAGGATGGCGACCCGACCGATTCCGGCGGTAAGGTCGGAAGCCGAGAGACGACAGTCCGTCTCGACTTGCGCCAGGTGTAGGCATGGAAAACGTATCCGAGGCGATGGTCCGCGCGGCCTTCGCGCGACACCCGGAGCCGCTGGCCGTCCTCGTCACACTCGAGGCCGACGGCCTAGACGCGCCGCTCCGCTTCTCGAGCGACCAGGACGGGACGGTCTCGCGGGGTCTTCCTTACCGGCATTTCCCGTTCAACTTCACCGGCGGCGGCGCGTCGAATGAGGAGGTTACGCGCGGCGTCTCGCTCGAGATTGGAAACACGGACGGCCGCATCGCCGAGGCCGTCCGCGCGGCGACCGGAACGCCTATCGCCACCATCGAGACCGTCCGCGTCGCCGCGCCGGACGTCGTCGAGCTCGCCATCGAGGAGGCGCCGGTCTCCGACGTCGAAATCGACAATCCGAAAGTCACGGCGAACCTTCTCCCGCGCGACTTCCGGTCCGAGCCGGCCTGTCAGGCCAACTATAACCGGAAGCGGACGCCGGGCCTGTTTTGACGCCGCTCCTCGCCGCCGCGCCGTTCGTCGGCGTTCCCTGGCTCGCTCGAGGGAACGACCCGTCGACGGGATGGGACTGTCGCGGATGCGTCCGCTTCCTCCGGCGCGAGTGCTTCGGACTCGAGTCGCCGGGCATGGGGTCGGATTTCTACACTTCGGCCGACGCCATGCACCCGGACACGGTCGAGGCTCTCATCCGGCGCCGGCTCGACGATTGGCGGCCTGTCCCGGTCCGCCCTGGCGCGGTTCTCCTGTTCTCGATATTCGGCCGCGCGGCGCATATGGGCCTCGTCCTGACGGCCTCTGATTTCGTACATAGCCTCGCGGGGCAGGATACGACTATTCTCCGCCTCGACGACCCCTCCTGGTCGAGAAGGATTCGAGGCTCCTATGACACAAGCGACGCCGCTCCCGTCTGACGCCGCGCCGGTTTTCATCGCGCCGGAGGCTTACTCGCCGCGCCTCGAGAAGATGGTCACGGCCGAGGGGAGAACCGTCGCCGAGCTCCTGACGGATGCGGTCAACTCCGGACGCCTAGCGTTCGACGACCTCGAGCGCGTCATCGTCTTTGTTGCCGGCATCGACCTCGAGGAGGAGCTCGGCCGAGAGGGGATGCTCGATTTCGAGGTCCGCGGCGGCGACGTCGTAACGGTAGCGGTCGAGCCGCTCGGCGGCGGGGGCGGCGGCGGCG